AGGCTATCTGATAAGCCAGACTTAAAGTTTTTGCAACTAGGTGCATATACTGGCGATGCTAGTCTCTGGTTGCTTAACAATGTCCTTACCCAAGAAGGCTCTCATCTAACAGATGTGGATACCTGGCTTGGCTCTGATGAGAAAGCCCATCACGAGATGGACTTTAATCAGGTTGAGCAGGTTTATGACCAGAAGTTAAAGTCCTATACAAATGTGACTAAGTACAAAGGTAGAACCTTAGACTTCTTAACTACTGCAACACGGGACTATTATGATTTTATCTATGTAGATGCCGACCATACTGCCATAGGTGTTCTGCTAGATGCAGAACTGTCTTGGCTATGTCTTAAGTCAGGCGGAGTATTAGCCTTTGATGACTACGAGTGGAGCGATGGGACAGGCGATGCTTATCGCCCGATGCCTGGTATCAATTCATTTCTTGAAAGACACAAAGATGAGTTAATTCTTATCTGTAAAAACTGGCAGTTATGGGTAGTCAAAAAATAAAGGGGCAATATGCCTGAATTAAACGCCAACATACCTCCGATAGAGTGCTATGTACGCGGTAACTTTCTACGCAATCAGAAAGATAGCCACGATGTATACCTACCCTGTGTAATATTCGGGGTTAGCAGTGTGCCTAACCGCAGTCCGTTGTTCCATATAATGATGGAAGATGGCGGGTTATGGTGGCGTATGCCTATCAATGCTTTCTGCACTGAGCCTGGTATTGCCGAGGAAGATATCCATAACCTAGTATTATGGAATTCTTTTAGTCCTTTCATAACTGTTACTAAGTTTTCTAATCTTGCTAACCTGCGTATGTTCTATGTAGATAGAAACAAAACCAAAGTATCTGGCAAGTATCTATTTACCCTTGACTGGTATAGCGGAGATGCTAACAGTCTTGATGATGGCTACTCTGAAAACCCTGGTCAGCATAAGTGTGGGCACGTTATCCAACGTGATGATGGCAACTTTGCTATCCAACCTAACAACCGTATCTTTGCTTTAGAGCCTTCCTTTACTACTAAGCCTGGCAAACCTGTCATACATCGCCTTATCAATACCTACAAGTGGGACGTTGAAGATGCTGCCAAGTGGGTAACAGAAGATTCAGATGCTTATCATTATGAAATAAATAAACCCGAAGGAGTATAAGTGGCTGGTCGTGATATTACAGAAGGTCGCGGTTCTAATGTCGCAAACGTTGGTTATGCTATCGCTGTTGATGTTGGTGTGCTATCTAGCGCATCTATCTGGCAGAACACTGACATTGCATTTGATGTCGCCCTTGGTGGCATGCCGTTTATCTATGCTATTAGTGATACAAAACCTTACATACGCCAGACTGCCCCATATAGAAAAGAACAGTTTGATAACCAGACAGAACCTGGTGAGCAATCGCTCACTGGTTGGTTGCTTCGTAGCCAGTCTTCCTTTCACGAGGGGGCTGGCATTACTTTTTATGACCCTGCGCTTATCCCAGGGGAGGGCACATCCCGTTTTGCAGATAGCCAAGGCGTAGATGTATGGACAGAAGGACAAGTAACCCTTCTTAATGACACTCTAGAGGTCTACTCGACTAGCAATACTCCTGCAGTTATAGGCACAAATGATGGCACTAATGACTGTATTGTATTTAGTGACGGTGTTGCCCTTAAGAAGATTACTATGTCAGGTGATACTGCAACTACCAGCACATACACTATATCTCCAGCGCAGACTACTGATACTTTTGTAAGCATAACTACAGATGGAACTAGATACTTTGCTGCTTGCAGTAGCGGTATCTATGTCGGTGCTACCAGTGCTACTACATCTAGCGGAGTTATTAACGCAGTAGGTACTAACAATGTCATTGTAAAGTTTGCCAAGCAACGCTTGATGGCTGGTGTAGCAAATGGTATCTATGAACTTAACCCTAATACAACCCCTTCTACTACCCTTCCAGGCACAGCGCTACCTACTGTTACCTTTACTCATCCTTCTAGTACTGGATATGGACCAGTATCTGTGAAGGACCTAATGCTATCTATTACGCTGGCAAGAATCGTAATAACAGTTCTATATTTAAGATTGGTTTGACCACAGGGACAACTGCTCTAGGTTTTCCTAATCTTGCTACACCTACTGAGATATCACAGTTTCCCGTAACCGAGATAGTCAATGCCATAGATGTATACCTTGGTACCTATATGGTTATCTGTACAACTAAAGGTGTCCGAGTCGCAGCAATCCAAGATGATGGCAGTATTAAGTATGGTCCGATAATTATAGAAGGTAACTTCAAAGGCGTAGCATTCAGGGATAGGTTTGCTTATATATCAGGTCTTGTTGATGGTGAGGCAGGGGCATATCGGATAGATTTATCATTTGATTTAGGTACATTGCAGTTTGCATTCGCATCAGACTTAGTAGCAGCAGGTGCTACATCTAGCGCCATGAGTATAGCCTTCTTAGGTGACAGCGACAGAGTTGCTTTAGCAGTGGCAAGTGATGGTATCTGGCTAGAGAAAGACGGAACCAGAGTAACAAGTGGCTATCTACAGACAGGCTTTATCAGATACAACATGCTGGAGCCAAAGAATTACAAACGCTTGATAGGTCGTGGAGATTTTACCAAAGGCTCTGTCACCCTTAATACAGTAGATGCAGACGGAACAGAATATGACGTAGTCACATACGACTCAGCAGTCCCATCGGTAGAGGTAGCAACTACTCAGCCAGCAGGAGCACAAGAATTTTTAGCCTACAAATTCACCCTGACCAGAGATGCAACAGACAGCACTCTTTCCCCTATCTTCAAGGGGTATCAGGCAAAGGCTACTATTGCTACTCCGCGTCAAAGGGTAATTAAGTTTCCTGTCTTTTGTTTTGATGTAGAGACAGATAAGTACAATGTAATGGTTGGCTATGAAGGCCGTGCTAATGACCGTATCTCAGAACTAGAAGCCATAGAAGAGAATGGTGACATTGTTACTTGGCAGGATTTACAGACTGGCGAAAGCCGTCAGGTTGTAATAGAACAAATCACCTTCACTCGGATGACTCCACCAGATAGAGGATTTTCTGGCTATGGCGGAACGATTGACATACTCGTAAGGACTGTGTAATGACACCTACTGAATGGGCTGGGCTAGCCGTAGCCGTATTAACTTTAGTTGCTGGATTTGCTGGCGCTGTGCGCTGGATGGTCAAGCATTATCTATATGAATTGCGCCCCAATGGTGGCTCAAGTGTCAAAGATAAAGTTGATTTATTAGAAACTAAAGTGGAGTTATTAACTGACCTAGTAAAGGAAGCGCTAAGACGATGAGTATATACAGACCACAAGACAATCCGATAGAACCAATAGTACCTATCCTTCCTGACTGGGAAGACGATGAAGAAGACATCTGATGAAAACTGTAGCCAAAGTAGCGTCACCTGCTGCTATTGCTGTGCTCCGTCAGGCGACAGCGTTGTATCCGAAGCGCAAGAAACTGTCAGACGGATTGTTACCTTCGTTAGCGCATCAGAAAGCCAGCCCGAATTCGGACCACAATACTGGGCTAGCAGTAGATTTGACCCACGACCCTAAGAGCGGTATTGATTGTGCTGTCATTTTTGAGAAACTTAAAGAAGATGAACGAGTGGATTACCTCATATACAATAAAAAAATTTGGTCAAGAGCCAGACGCAAAGAAGGCAATAGGAAGTACACAGGTAGTAATCCTCACGTTAAGCATCTACATATTTCTATTAACGCTACTCACCGTAGCGACACTAGCCCCTGGTTCTGGTGGCTGAATCAACCTAAAGTTGTGAATCAGATTGTGGCTGGTCTCCAGCCTCAACCTAAAAAGAAGGTAGCAAAAGTAACCCCTGTGGTAGTACTCTGTACCTGCTGTAAGATTCACAATACGAAACGAAAGGCAATCTAATGGAACAACTAAAGCAAGTATCGCTGACTTGGTTCCGTGCCGCAGCAGCCGCTGCCATCGCACTCTACCTAGCAGGAGAAACTAACCTTAAGGTTCTAGGGACAGCAGCACTTGCTGGCCTTCTTGGACCAGTACTTAAGTGGTTAGACCCATCCGCAAAAGAGTTCGGCAGAGGTGCTGAATAGCCTTTTAAAGGCCCTGTAAGGCGATTACAGACACGAATAGACCCCCTACCTTAATTGGATAGGGGGTCTATTTTGCTTTCTATCAGCCTTCCCCTGGCTGGAAAGAAAACATTTTAGTTGCTTCTATTAAATCTACCACCTTTACAAGGTAGCCTTTGGATAGGTTCGGTGGTATCTGGCAGGTTATATCCTTGCC